CCCTTACCTTTCGGTGGTTGTACGGGTAGTTCGTCATAGATAGTCTCGGTAGTTTTGTCTTTGCTACCTTGCATATCAACTGTTCCTTCGATACGCTGACCCACACGGGCATCATCAAGCATGTCGTTAATCCATGCATCGCCTGCGTAGTTCCACTTGAATGGATCACGATGTTTGCGACGGGTCATATGCTGACCGATAACGTGACCGATCTCGTGACACAAACCCCATACTACTTGTGGGACTGTCAGTCCTTCGATGAACTTCTCGTTGTAGTAGATGTTACCTCGTGCATCAACCTGTAATGTTGGCTGAGAGTTATCTACTGTTAGTTGCTTCTTGAGCAAGATGCTCGCAAAGAACGGGTGGTCTAAAACAATCTGTGCTTTAGCCTTGTCTATCTTACTTACTTGGTTCGCCATTTTCATCCTCTAAGTCAGTTATTTTAAGATTTCCATCATCGCTAATACTTACTTCTACTTTACCTGCTGCTACACCTATAAGTGAACGGGTCATCATAACCCCCACAAAAACTGCTTGCCTAAACTTTAGAAAGTAATGGACAGCAAATGATGTTACCGCCATACCATATACAGTCAAACATATCTCTAGGTCTGTCATGCTGGCACTCCCATGAACGCACCCATCTGCGAGGCAATATCGCTTAACTTCTTAGCCGCTTGCTCACGAACGATAGGAGACTCACGCAACCAATTCATATGCTCGGCATACCTACTGATCTCTTTGTTCAACTCGTCAGTTAATTGCTTAACCTCGGGGCTTTCATCAAGCGTCAGCTTACGAGCCATCTCAATACCCTCAACGATGTTCTCGACTGCACTATCTCTAAAGATTGCACCATCTGCACCGATAGGAGTATTTAACTTCTCCACTAGTTTTGCTAATGGGTCTAGCATCTTTTGGATTGTCTCGTTACGAGTAGCTACCTCAACATCGCCCATCAGTTGATCGAATGCTTTCTCATCATCTTCTGATAAGTCAAACAAGAAGTGCTTTTTGTCAGGCATAGGCATAAACTTCAAGTCGAACCCCATCTTCTGTTGGAACTCATTAACAGTTGGATAGTCCTCAGACTTAGCCCGAGAGTTTGTCTGATTCTTACTGCGGTAACTAATATCAAGTTGCACATAGGTATCGTAATTGGGCATATACTTTTGCATCATCGAATCTACTTCGTTGATCTTAGCCCTCATTATCTGTGTGTATTCCATGTATTGAGTATTAGGTAAAACCCTAGGTCCTTTGTCAGCCCAAGCCAAAGTGCGTCGCTTGTGTTCTGTGTAGACCTCACTTGCCTTTGACATGATTTGATTAATCGGATTGTTCTTATCTCTGAACAACTTACTGTTTACTATAAGACTTGAATCATCTAACTGCGATTGAATAATTGACTCGGCTATTGAGTCTCGCTTGGTTAGATTTGCCCTACGCATGGTCAACTTGACCAACATAGCCTTCTCAGATAGTTTAGTTATCTGCATCATGCCCTCCATGTGAATGTTAATTTACCGCCCGACTCTACAAAATGTATTGCTCGCTCACGCTTGTCCCGAACCTCAGGACTGTTTGTGATTTCAGCTAGTGCTTCCTCAACTTCTTTCATATCATGGTCAGTCTCATAATAAAAATAATTGTGACTGTTTTCAGATAGATTCTCTGCTTCCAAATACCAAGGTAATCCGTGTTGGCTTTCCATACGCTGAATAGCACGCTCAGCTTTATACACTTGGTCAAGAGCAAGCATAAGTCTATCTGTAGCAAACTCCCAATTTATGTAGCCATTTTGCGTATAACCTCTTTTCTTTTTAGGTTTATTCAAGATAAACTCAGGTATCTCAAAGCGTTTACGAACTTCGTGATACATACTCGCCGCATCACCATAACTAAAGGCAATTGTTCCTGATGCAAGTGCCTTGACCACACGATTTTTAGTAATCTTAGACATCTTGCCTGTGTCCCATGTAATTTCGCATGAGGCATATGATGGTGTGTTTCTACCCATTATGTCGTACTTGTTTGTAATAATTCTTGGCTCTAGGTTAGCCATAAGTCCTCCGTAAGTAAGTTAGTTATCAAATAAGAATACGAATCGATAGTCTTGTGGATCATCGTCTTCGTTAGTTGCTACGTTAAAATGCCTCTCCATAATTAAATGGAAAGTTTGTATACTGCTCAGACCATTGATCCGATCTGCAAACAGCTTACTCTTTTCCTCATCGGTTAGATGATGTTTGATATAAAGCGGTATCATCTCATCTGCATACAGGTACGAATGAGAATGTCCGTCAATACCCCAGCTATGCACAACACTTTCGGCTAGTGGTGATAAGTCATTAGGCAAACCTCTGTCTTGGTATTCACCTTCACCTCTAACGCATGCTATGTCAGCAAAGAACTCGTAGTTTCTACACTCAATCCGATAGTAATTCCCGTAAGGTGTGTCGTGCTTTCTATCTGTAACTAAGCCATCAGGGAATATTGAATTTAATGTATTGACTGTCACCCATACTTCACCACGCTTGGGGGTTTTAATTTTCTGCTCAATTGTTATGTGAACATCTGTGCCCATTAGTGTAACTCCTCGTCTTCAAACCGACCGATGAAGTCAGACTTCCTTAACACAGGAGAAGCCAAAGCATCTTTCATACGCTCTAAATATTCAGCTAAGCCTTGAAGTGTTTCACTCATTGCTGATGTTTCACTATAACCACATGGTTCGTTGTTCTCGTTATAGAAGACTTCGCATATTTCCATAAGTGGTTCGTCGCTTTCGTCTTCAGGTTCATGTACAACTACAACTCTAAGATTCCAATGCATGTTATGCCTCCTTTGTCTCATCAATCGTAAAATCAGAACTATCTGTTACTTCGCCCCAAAAACCTTCTTCTTCACAGATTGTTTCTGCCTCATCTTTATTTGTAGCCCAAACTGTTCTTGAGTAATACAAAGTCTCTCGACTTAATACTTCGTATTCTTTTTTCCCTTCCATTCGGTACGCTACTTTTTCGGCTAGCTTCTCGTCGTTCATATTTCCTCCTTTTGTTTGGTGGGCACAGACTTGGCACCGCACATGGTTTTGTCTGTATTAAGGCTGTATCCTAGGACAGTAAAGTTTTCCGCCAACAACCACCCGTAGCTTTTTAGATCATTACATTCGAATTTTTAACTGCCCATGCCACAAATGCTTTAGTTGTTTTGATCTCAGGCTTTAACTTCATAGCATCTGAGACGCACATCACTTGGAACTCGGGAGTCATCTTGTCTACATACTCAGCGACTCGATCAAAGTTATCCTTCGATGTCTTATGAGCCAACGCACCTGTTAACGCATACAAGACCGCAGGATCTTTAGGAACTTCGGATTTACTTGGGTTCATCAAGATCGCATCGACATTGGGTAAGTTCTCCCATATCTTACGGAAGCCCGTGTACTCCGCCGCAGCACCTTCGCCGACATCGCCAGCTACGTTACCAAAGTAAATATCGGTGGGCAAGTCAGTAGGAATCATGTTCACACGCTCCCAATTACGAGGAGTTGGGCAGATTTTGTCAGGGTCAAACGATGAGAGCAAGTCAGGTCTAAACCGCAAGAACTGAATCAATACAGGATCGATGTCGCTCATCAAAGCCCACTCAGACCAATCGTCGATGTTCTCGACATACTCAAATGTACGCACACGACCACGCAGTTTAGATACGATTCGATTCGCACCTGATTTGTCTTTGGTTCGGTTGCCCGTTGCGATGATGTGCGTCTGTGGTGATAGGTGAACCCGACCGCATTTCCGCTCGAGCATCAAACCGCACAATGCATTCTGCATCGGCGTAACAGCGTCAGACAGTTCTTCGAGAATTAAAAGATTGCGACCCGTTTGTAATGCATGGAACTCCTCAGGTGGTTTCCATGTAGTAACCTCACCATCATTGTTCGGTGTACCGAGCAAATCAACAGGGTCACGCAAAGATGCAAAGAACATCTCCACTTTCTCAAAGCCCAATTCCTTACCAATCTCCTTGGCAAGTGCAGATTTACCGCCACCAGGTGCACCCTCAATATAGGGAACAACTGCATTAGTTGTGTTGAATTGAGCAACGATTGATTGTTTTATGTCAGAGTATTTCATAATGCCTTTCAGTTAGTTAGTAATGCGTGGATAAAAGTATAGCGTGTGTATATCTCTATACACTTGATACCTAGGGTTTACCCTAGTTAGAACTTACCCTTAGTCAGGTAAATAATCTTTGAGATCGATGCCCTTGGCTCGTAGCCTGATGCGTAACTTACGCAAAGCACTCTGTTCGATCTGTCTAATACGCTCTCGACTTGTGCCAAATATCTCGGCTATTTCTTCAAGCGTCATAGCTCTTTGGGCTGATGTTGCCCGATCGTTTGGTCTTGCCTTGTCCATGTTATCCAAGGCTTGTGGTATATATTTTCTAGGCATTCATAGTGTCCTCGGTTCAGATGGGATAACAACTACCTCATATCCCAACTCTTTTATTACCCGAATGTTTAGCGGGGTGAGAGTGGTTTGGTTGAGAAGTTTACAGAATATCTTAGCCTTATCACAGTTCGGATAGATCGTCTGGCTACCATAGTTAGTCTTAAGTTTTACATGTATAGCCAACTTACGACTTAACCTTTGCATCTCCAGCAGCTCATCGAATGCATCTTGGTTGCTAAGATCGGGAACTGTTCTTGCGTTGTTCAAATCCTCGGTGGTAAATGTAGTCATGCTTCCCCCAAAAAGTATGTTATGCATGCCGTGGTAACTACTAAACTCATAACAAAGAACCAATTAGCCCCTGTCAGCACTATGGCTAAAGCCGTAAAAAAAGTCGCTACAAGTAGCGACCAAAGAACTACATCCCATGTATTCATGTTATCTCCTTTTGCATTGCGGTTAGTTTTGCTCGATATACTGCTATATACGCATACCCTCTTGCCAACTTAGCAAACATCTGATGGTCTAATGAGTCAGGGTCTACCTGATCGAAAAGTTCTTCGGCTCTTGCTAGTTCAGCAAGGTGGTCTTCGATTGGTCTGTCTTTGTAGTGCGTAGCCATTATGGTTTGTATACCTCTATTACTATATATAAAACATATAATGCAATAAATATCACGGGTGAAATCATTATAAGTTCACCCACAAATTTAACAAAGTCTTTCCATTCGCTAGTAGGTTTTGACCCTGCATACGCATAGTCAGCGTCTTTGAATGCCTCGGATACCGAGCGTGATGTCCTACCTACATAGTGGTGTATATCTTGGACTTTATGAACCCCTTTGTCGAGTAGGTCTAATCCTTCAACTGTCCCACAATGTATTGGTTTCTTGGATTTAATGCGTTTCATGTGTTCTCCCAAAGGTGTGTATATTCTTGTTTCATGGTTGAATGTAGTTGCTCATGCTTTTTGAGTAAGTCTATGGTTTTGTAGACTTTGTTCTTGCCATACTTAGCCAATAGTTTTAATACTCGCTTTGTTATCTTTGGATCATTCCATGCTTTCCAATATGTTGCTTGTGTCTTGGAGTCTACAATAAGTTTCTGTATGAACTTTAACTCATCGGGTGTCATGGCTTTACTCATTTCGCCACACTCCAATCTCAAGTTCTACGAGTTTATTATCTTCGCAATACACACCTTGAATGTTATATTTTCTATCGTCATGGGATATAACGACTTCGGTTTCAAATGGGATACCAGCTAATGCTTCAAACAAATCTGCTATGGTTATCTTCCCAAACTCACTTCTTTCTTTGATATTCATTTGATTAATCCTCCCTTGTTGTTCAGACCTTTTAGGTCTTCTCTATTAGTAATCAGCATATAGTTTGATTTATGCATGGGTGCAACTGTATACATCTTAGCCTTTTGTTTGGCTAGTGCATCACCGCATTCGATGCATGTAATGGGTTGATTGTTCTTAGTTAAGACCTTCGCTCGCTCTGGGGGAACATGACCTCCATAACAAGCTACACACAAATAATTCATTTGATGACCTCCTATTGGTTATGGTCTTGTTGAAATCATGGTGAATTGCTTATCTAGGCTATCCCATGTTTGTTGGGCTAATTCAATATCGGGTATATCGGTGCGTAGAATGACTGATGTTGCACGACATGCATTCTTGGGGATAAAGAAAATGGTAAACATAAATACCTCCGATGGGTTGAATGGAAATCCATACTGCTACGAAAATTTGGGCTAATGCGTGAAATTAATCGAATGATGCGGTGATAGGTGCGACTAAAAAGTTTCGTGGATTGAATGGATTTTATGTAGTTTTGGGGTGGATAAAAAACGGATAATTAGAATGGATAATTACAACCCCCATATAAATCAATGAGTTGCGTGTAATTATCCGTTTTGCCATTTTTGGGAAAATACCCCCCCATATAACCCACATACGAGAATATATTCCCGCCCGCACATGTAATCCACAGGGTATTCTCTAAACTTTTTTGTATTAAATATTATTGGATAATTGGATAATTGGATAATTACCCTTGTAGGCTACTGATTTCATTGGACTTTCTAATTATCCATGTTGCACTGCACAAACTCAAAACGGATAATTAGCGGATAATTGTAATGAAATCAATAACTTAACTATTTTATGCTAATTCTTACTGCCAATTCCAACACACCCTCGGCATTTGGGCGATAGATTGCAACACTTGATGGTAACTTAGCCTTGGGTTTACGACTGCCGTAGGTTTGTGGTGCATACGCACCCTTGTATGGGGTTGCACGATTCCATGAGTTGCATTGAAGGGCATAGGACATAGTATGAGTTCCGTATATGTTATGGATTTAATGTAGCACCCCCCGTAGGGGGTGCAGGGTGCAATTACGCTACTTTAACTTCAGGCTGAACGAATGCTTGCTCAGCGTTGTAGCGGTCTTGTGCCTCTTGCAGATAATCATACAAGGGCGAGTTTTTGATTTTGACAGAGCCATCAGCAGATTTCTTGAAGGCAGAGTCAAGGCGTTTCATCAGCGAATCAAACATAGTCTGTACATCATACTCAGACACAATGTTTTCGGCTTTAGCGGTATTCCAAGGTGTAGCCAATAAAGCGGTTTCATCGAAAGTAATGCCGTCAACCTTGTAAAAGGCGAACTTCTTATCTTCTTTGAGGTACGCAAATTGACCATGCTTTTCAAAGAATGCAACCAAAGACTGACGACGGATACCCGTAGGTAATACATCAAACAGTTTTTGACCAAACCGAATGTCGCCATGCTCAATTGAATAACCAATTGCATTGACGGCGGCGATTTGAATCTCGGACTGTAATTCAGTTGCAGACTTACCGATTGAGGCAATTTTTGCTGATAAATCGTTGGCGGATAGTAGAGCCATGAGATATTACTCCTAAGTTAGTTAGTCAGAATCAAGCACACTATTGCTAATGCACTTGATAAAAACCCCTGATTGTTATGGGGTATCGAGGTTTGACCTAATACCTTTGCAATCAGGGATACAAAATCTCATAACCCTTGCTAGTGCTTTCCATTGTTTTCGCACACTAGGGGACATACACATATTACATGAGGCACTTCGGCTTATCTCAGGTAATGTACCCTACTCTTGCTAGGCAAGTTGCGGTTCGCTCAGGAGTTGCGTATAAGTTCTACGCATTTTTCTCGGATACTATCCCGCTAGGCTCGGCAAGTTGTATGCTTACTGTGGCAATCAGATGACTCATGCAATTCAGCAAACAACAGCTAAACACTATGTCTGAAGGATACTCAGGTACAGACAAACCCGTAGCGATGTTCTGCGATATAGGCACAACGCTAAGCGATATGACCTACACCATAGGCAGGACGCTAAGGGACTACCCCCCTGACCAGAGGGGGTGGGGGGCGGGGGCTATGCTTACGTATTGGCCGTAATGCGCCCGGTAAAAATATGAATATACACACGTTGTATAGACATTAACATATTTGTTACTTTAAGTGCCCTTAGGTAATGTTTATGTTACAAAACACACTTCACTGTTGTATCCGCGCAACACTCAAGTACAATACACACGGGTGGCTAAGCCGACAATCGAGGACATGGCAAGTGAGAACTTTTTCGGCTTTCTTGCTCACAGCTAGCAGACCATAAAATTGACACCCACCTCTAAGGGTTTTCCCTATGTTGACAATCTACATACAACCCATTACATTCACGCCATGCCATACAAAGACCCGAACGACCCAAGAAAGCTAGAAGCTCAGCGCCGGCATTATGAGAACCATAAGCAAAAGGTAAAGGACGCTGTAAAGGCAAGAAGAAAACGACTTCGTAAAGAATGGCATGCTTTTAAGAAAACACTGCAGTGCACCAACTGCACAGAAAACCATCCAGCGGCATTGGACTTTCACCACGTAATCAGAGACCCCTCGAACAAAAAGGTTTTTAAACTAGTCCATGACGGGATGATTAAACAGGCGATAAAAGAAATCCGAGAGAAATGTATCGTATTGTGTGCAAACTGCCATAGAAAGCACCACTATGCTGAACACCACTCCAAAAAACCAAAATCAAAAAAGCGTTCTAAAAATAGTATTGACAACAGCCACACATGATGTATGATGCACAAAAACCAAAGGAGAAAAACATGGTAACCGAAGCAATGAAAAAACTTTTAGATTATTTCCGTCCAAAGGCCCAACCCCAAGCGCCACAACCCGTAGAACAAGTTAAGCCTGCTCGACCCAGAAAAGAGGAGCGTAGGGCTGTTGCAAAACCAGCGGCTAAAAAAACAGTTGCGAAGAAAGCGGTTAAGAAATGAAACGCCATAATTTCTTTTTACCCGACCCAGTTATGGTGGAGCTCAGAGCTCTAGCAGAAAAAAGGCATACAACCGTTTCAGAACTTATTCGACAGGCCCTAGTTGACTACCTTGATGGACGACGAGTTACTACCGATACAGCCGCCTCCACCGGCGCTTGATATACCCCAGGAGATGATCCTGGCTATAGCTGTAGGAATGGAAGACCCCCAGGAGATCGCTGCTCGATATGGATTCGAAAACACGCGGTGGACTTCGCTCCAGCAGTGGAAACCGTTCAATGATGCTGTTGCCAAGCAGAAGGCGGAGCTTGAGCAAAATGGGGTTACGTTCCGTATAAAGGCTAAGGCTCTGACGGAAGATGTGTTCGAGGATGCGTATAAAATTGCTCGGTCAAACGATGCGACATTACTGCAAAAGCTTGAGTTTATAAAACTTGGTGCTAAACTTGGAGACATGGAACCTAAGGCAAATGCCCAGATAGCGGCAGGTCCAGGGTTCAGTATCACCATAAATTTGGCGGACACAGCTAAGAAAACCATCGACATACCTGCTGTAGAGGAAGTTAAGCAAGTCCCTCAGTCTAAACAGAAAAAACTGAAAAATGAGTAACTTACAGTACACTCCGCCGGCATCGGTTAAGGAGTTTTTGACTTCTGACGCCTTTATTTCCCTTATTGTGGGGCCAGTGGGTAGTACGAAAACTACTGCTGGGATTATGAAAATAGCCTACCATGCGGCAAAAATGGCCAAATGTAAGGACGGAATACGACGTTCTAGGGCGATTTGGGTACGTAATACACGAGAGCAGCTGCGGGATACCTCAATTCCTGACGTACTACGCTGGTATCCGGACGGCCAAGCGGGGACGTATCTCAAGTCCGAATATAAATTTATTCTGAGGTTTGACGATGTTGAGTGTGAAATTCTTTTTCGTGGTCTCGATGATTCTAATGACGTTAGGCGGTTATTGTCTTTACAGGCTTCTTTTGGAATTTTGGACGAGTTTAGAGAAATTAACCCCGACATCTTTAACGCGCTACAAGGTCGTCTTGGCCGTTTCCCTTCTAAGTTGGATAACGGCGTGGGTTGTGTCGATGACAACGGTACTTCTAACGCTCATATTTGGGGGATGACCAACCCGCCCGATATGGATACGTTCTGGGAACAGTACTTATCGGAGCCACCACACAACGCAGAATGCTTTTTCCAGCCTAGCGGACTATCCCAAGAGGCAGACTGGCTTGAGTTTTTACCAGAGGGGTACTATGAAAATTTGGCAGAAGGTAAGTCAGAAGACTGGGTTGATGTTTATATCAACGCGCAATTTGGTAAATCGTTGTCCGGACAGCCTGTGTTTAGGGCTTTCGATCGTGATATTCATGTGGCTGAAAAAGAGTTAAACTATATAAAATTGTCCACGAACCCGCTAGTTATTGGGATGGACTTCGGCTTAACCCCCGCCTGCACGATATCGCAGGTTGATCCGCAGGGAAGATTTTTGACCTATGCAAACTTAGTATCTGATGGAATGGGGACTCTTAGATTCACAAGGGAAAAGCTCAAACCCTTGTTATCCAACAAATTTCCCGGTATGCCTGTGCTAATTATTGGCGATCCAGCTGGGCAACAGAGAGCACAAACAGATGAGCGAAGCGTGTTTGACATTCTAAAAGCAGAAGGATTTAGGGTAATTCCGGCTAAATCGAACAGCATTGTGGCTAGACTTTCTGCCGTAGATGCACTTTTAACTCGTATAGTTGATGGAAAACCAGCTATGCTTATCGATCCGAGCTGCAGAGAATTAATAAATGCACTAAGAGGCGGATATAGGTATAAAATTAAAAATAATGGCGATACCGATGACAAACCGGAGAAAAACGGTTACTCTCACATTGCGGACGCCTTTCAGTATGCGTGTTTGCATGCAGATGGAAACATTACAGGTGATGTGTTAAGCCGAAAAGCAAGAATCATAAACAAAACTTCATTTGTTTGGGAATAGGGCTTGACAGATCAATGGTTTATCACTTATAAAGCAGGTATTGACATTTCGAAATAGTCTATGGATGCTGCGTTAAATATTACAAACGCGACTGCCCCCGGTTATACAACCGTTGGTGGAATCGTGCCAATCAAATCAATTAAGCAGCTCCAAGAAGAGGAGCGTGCTGCAGCCGTCACTGCAAATTCTAGTCCAGTAGTACAGAATCTTGCTGCGTATATCAAACAGAAGTGGATGTACGCTCGTATGGCCAAAGAATACACAATTGAACAGCAAATGCTCAAATGCGTGCGTGCACGTCGCGGTCAGTACGACCCTGATAAGTTAGCCCAGTTGCGTGAGCAAGGCAGTTCTACAATTTTCATGATGTTGACTTCTAACAAATGCCGTGCGGCTTCAAGCTGGCTACGTGATGTTGTGATGTCGACTCCTGAAGAAAAACCATGGGCACTACGACCAAGTCCGATTCCAGATATGGAACCAGATATTCTGCAAGACTTGATGATGCGTGCTCAGCAGCAGTTAGAGCAGATGCTCATGTCAGGTATAAACCCAACTGATGTTGAAGTTCGTCAGATGCTGCTTGACTTGAAAGACGCTGCTTACCGCCAGCTAGGTGAGATTGCAGAAGAAACTGCAAAGCGCATGGAAAAGAAAATGCATCAGCAGAT